TTCCGCTCCGAATCTTCTCCCCTTCACAAACCGTAATTCCACGGATTACACGCTGACCCTGGCGGATGCCAACACGGGGATCAAGATGACTTCGGCATCTCCCCAAACTCTCACTGTCCCGCAGAATGCCTCTGTCCCGTTCCCGCTCGGCACGCAAATACCAATCGAGCAGGGCGGTGTGGGTCTTATTACAATTACAGGAGCCATTGGAGTAACCCTGCAGGGAGCCAGCAGCACCCAGGGTGTTTTCTCGGTGGTGGTTTTAATCAACCAGGCAGCGGACGTCTGGCTTGTCGCTAAAAGTGGCGCTTCGGGTTTTTCCGGATATTCCGGCGGAGCTGGAGCTGCTGGTTCCAGTGGCTTCAGCGGGTTCTCCGGGGGAGGTCCAAGTGGGTTTAGCGGTTTCTCAGGACCTGGATCGAGCGGTTTTAGCGGGTTTTCTTCCCTGAGCGGGTTCAGTGGATTCAGTGGCCGCAGCGGCTACTCGGGATACAGCGCACCAAGCCAGCTCACCTTCTCAACTCAGACGGATGTCGATTACACGCTGGTCCTGGGAGACGCCAATACCGGAGTCAAGATGACTTCGGTGACGCCTCATAATTTAACGGTTCCATTAAACGCTTCAGTTGCGTTCCCCATCGGAACCCAGATACCGATCGAGCAGGGCAGCACCGGAGTAGTGACGATTGTGGCAACCGGTGGCGTGACCTTGCAGGGCGCTACCGTAACTTCCGGCCAGTTTTCGATGCTGGTCCTGATTAAACAGGCGACCGATACCTGGCTGGTAGCCAGCGGTAATTCCGGCTACTCGGGCTTCAGTGGCAAATCAGGGTATAGCGGATTCAGCGGACAAAGTGGTTACTCGTCATATTCGGGTTTCAGCGGCACGGGAGGATTCACAAAGCTTACCGTTGCAGGAAGTGACGCCACCACAACGGGCCAGGCGCTGGTCGATATCACGGGACTCGTTACCGGAACTCTTCTGGCTTCGACACTTTATGAGATTCATGCGGTCCTCTTCTGCACGACATCAGCCGTGAACACAGGGACTCAATATGGCGTTCATGCCGGAGGAACCGGCACTGTGGCTGTGCTGGATGCACTTATCACTGGAACTGGCACTTCCTCAGCAGCAGCCCAGAGGACGCTGGATACCATTGACGTTGCCAGCGTGGTTTCATTTTTAACGGCAGCAAGCGTGAATGGCACAATCGAAATCAGGGGCTGGGTCGTAACCAGGAGCACCGGAACGCCTACTCTTTCAATTCAACATCTCAAAACAACCAGTGGAACCAGCACTGTCAAAATTGGTTCCTACTTCGAGTACAGGGTCGCATAATATGTTTCAAGGAATACCCAGCATGATGGTCGCCGGTGGCGTCCCTGTATCGTCAGGAAGCAGCCTGCTCACTGGTTTGACGGCATATTATACGCTTTCCAATACTGCCGACTCTGCAGGAAGCAATACCCTGACTAACATAGGCGGTGTAACGTTTGTTGCTGGCAAGGTCGGAAATGCAGCCAATTTGGTGTCGGCATCCACCCAACGCCTTGCCGCTGCCGATAGCGCATCCTTCCAGATGGGGGTTGGTAATTTCACTGTTGCTGCCTGGGTGAAGTGGACAGATAACAGCACGGAAAGGACCATATGCTTTTACGGTGGCTACGGGGCTAACGGATATGGATTGTGGACTCATAATAACGAGCTATGGGCGGTCGTGACCACTGGAGACCCTACTGTCATCCAGGCCACTAATGTCGGGATTGGCTATGGAGACGGTGTTTTTCACCTGGCGGTAGCCACATTTAATCGAGCCAGTAATGTCGATCTCTGGGTTGATAATGGACAGACAGGAAACTACGTGCCTGGAGTCATTTCGGGCGTGGCAGGTAACATGAATAGCTCGGTTGGTTTCCAAATCGGAGCGGATGAATCTCCACCAACTAACTACATTGATGCCGTAGTGGATGAAGTGGGTGTCTGGAACCGGATTCTGACGCCCACGGAAATCACAGCCCTCTGGAATGGCGGGGCAGGGACGACCTACCCGTTCCCATGATATGGCGACCATCAATTTAGCGAACGGTCTTCTTGCGACCATCCAGCAAGCGCACGACCTGAGCAGCACTCACGATGGTGATACGCTGCTTATTCCCCCAGGACAGTGGTCATGGACCACCGCTCCACTGGTATTGACCAAGACCATAACCCTTCAGGGCGCTACCACCATAAATACTACGACGGACACAATTCCTTCTCCGGGCCTGACCGCAAGCGCCAGTGATCTCACGGTCCTCATTGATAACATTTCTCCAAGAGGTAATAGCGGAATGATAAATCCAAGACCAGGAGGAGGACTGGTCACATGGCCGGGGACCACTACTCCTGCCGGGATCAGAATAATGGGCATAACCTTCGGAGGTGGAGTATGGGGAGGGATAACTGCCAGTGGAGCAAGTAATGGATGTATTACTCCATGGAGTAGTTACCATAACATGCTCAGGGTATCCCAGTGTCATTTTGACGACCTGATGCTGGGTCCATGTATTCAGACCGGTGGATCGAATTTTGGCGTGATGGATCATTGCTGGGTGAAGCACCATACAGGAGAGGGCTTCGGTCATATATGGTTCGTCGAGTACACGGTGGGAACAGATAATGGCGACGCGGCATGGCTTGAGTCTGCCGGACTTGGTGGTCCGAAGTTCTTCTTTATCGAGGATTGTTACGGCAGCGAATGTTACCTGGCTGCAGATGGGAGAGGCCCGGGATTCGATACCACGGCAAGCGGCAAGGTCGTGATACGCCACTGCAAGGTTTACAATGGTGACATGGCCTCTCACGGGCTGGGCCAAACCCTTGGAAACTGGAACTGCGGCAGGGCGGTTGAATGCTACAACAACGAATGGCATTACCGGAATTCCATTGGTCCAGGACACGGAATGGATGCCTCCAACGGTCTTGTTTTCATCGCTCATGACAACACTTACTTCGACAACAAGCCTGCAGGTTACTCATTGTCGTCATCGTACCGGAGCATTCACGCAGTCGGGAACCCATTCAGAGGTGCGAGCGGAGGGAATCCATGGGACCTGAATGATGTTACGGACCAGACCGGAAATGGATTCGGCGGCAGTGGACCTGGTGGCCTTTATTCCAGCGGAACCGTTACATCAGCAACCAGCAACAGCATCACGGATAACACCAAGAATTGGCCTGTAAACCATTGGGTCAATTACAACGTCAGGCGTGCATCCGACGAGCAGACTCACATAATTACCAGTAATACTGCTACAACCTTAACCCTTCACACCTATGACGATGGCAACCAGATCACATCAGGACCATACGAGATTCGCAAATGCCTCCGGGTGATGGAGCAGGCTGCCTGCGGTCAATGGGCGGCACAAATCAACCGTGCCGCACCTGCATGGCCGGGGCATGGCCTGGAGCCATGTTATGCCTGGAACAATATATTCGCAGGGGATGGCACTCCCGTAGTGTTCCGCATCTCATGGGGTGAAGACAAGGTCATTGAGGGCCGGGATTATTTCAATAGCCCCATGCCCGGATACAGTCCTTACACTTACCCTCATCCTCTTGTTTCCAGTGCATCGGTAACCAGGGTCATTTCCCTGTCCGGAACCGGGTTGGCTTTCGGGAATGTTGTCATCGGAAGTGTTTCCCCCACAGGAACCGTGACCGTATCCAATACCGGCAATAGCCTGTTGACGGTGACTTCGGTAGGTTACTCATCAGGATTTAGTGGACCCACCGGGGGATTCACGGTCCCGGCGGGAGGATCGGTTGATATCACCGTTACTTTTACCCCACTCCTTGCCCAGCTTTACTCCGGCACCATAACTGTCGTTTCCGATGCAACCAGCGGTTCAAACACCATTACCGCGTCAGGAACGGGAATAGACCCGACCCAGCCGGTTCACGGTCATAAAAAACAGGCACGCTACGCTTTTGGAGTCTGATGAAAACGGTCAACGATAACGAAAACCACCTGACTCGTTACAGGATTATCGGCCTGCCCTGGCCTTATGATCCTTCTGAGGCCACCAACAAGTTCTACGTCGATCAACAGATCGGCAGCGGTGGGGGAGTCAGCGGAATTCTTGATTGCGGTTCCCCGTCCAGTTTTGGAGTTGGAATACCGATTATTGACTGTGGGGGCATAACTTGAAATGGGCCTCCAATTTCAATTCAAGCGTGGACCGGCTGCTGACTGGACCAGCATCAACCCCATTCTTGCTGAAGGCGAGATGGGGATCGAGGCCGACACCAAGAAGTATAAAATAGGAGATGGTGTTACCCTTTGGAATGCTCTGCCTTATGATGGTCTTGGTCTTTCAGGATATTCCGGTTACAGCGGAGCAGGACTCAGTGGATTCTCGGGTTTTAGTTCCTCGACCGCTGGCCCGAGTGGTTACTCTGGATTCTCTGGGGCAGGCACCAGTGGCTTTTCGGGATTCTCAGGGCCTGGAGCCAGCGGATTCAGTGGATTCTCGTCCCTGAGCGGCTACAGTGCCTTCAGTGGCTACTCAGGGTTCTCTTCGACCAGTGGATATAGCGGATTCTCTGGTAGTGGTTTGTCCGGGTACTCTGGATTCAGTGGGACGGGATCAAGCGGATTCTCGGCATACTCTGGCAGCAGTGGATTTAGTGGTTATTCGGGTTTTAGCGGCTCAAGCGGCTACTCAGGCTTCTCCGGATCAGGATTAAGCGGTTACAGCGGCTTTTCTGGCGCTGGGACGAGCGGATTTAGCGGTTTTTCAGGTCCTGGCTCAAGTGGATTCTCTGGTTTCTCCGGATTGAGTGGATACTCGGGATTTTCTGGCCTCTCAGGTTACTCTGGATTCTCGGGGCAGAGTGGCTACAGCGGATTTTCCGGAAAAAGTGGCTACAGCGGCTACAGCGCATTCAGCGGTTTCAGCGGATTCTCGGGTATTTCGGGATATTCGGCCTACAGCGGTTATTCCGGGCCTCAATTATTGACTTTCAGCACGCAAACGGACACCGACTACACATTAGTGGCCGGTGACGCCAACACCGGGGTTAAAATGACCTCGGCTTCCGCGCACAACCTCACGATCCCGCTCAACGCCACTGTCCCTTTCGTCATTGGCACTCAAATCCCTATCGAACAGGGAGGCGCAGGCGTAGTAACCATCGTTGCCACCGGAGGCGTGACACTGCAGGGTGCTACCGCGACCAGCGGCCAATACTCGGTCGTGGTTTTGATTAAGCAGGCCACTGACACATGGCTGGCAGCAATGGGAACCAGTGGATATTCTGGTTTCTCGGGAGCTTCAGGAATTTCAGGTTTCAGCGGCTTCAGTGGAAAGAGTGGTTACTCGGGATATTCCGGGTTCTCAGGCCAATCTGGTTACTCCGGATTCTCAGGACAGAGTGGTTACTCCGGGTTCAGCTCACTGTCAGGCTTCTCCGGGTTTAGCTCGCTGAGTGGCTTTAGCGGATTCAGTGGCCAGTCCGGATACAGCGGATTCAGTGGAAGCACGATTCAGTATGGCGTTACTGCAGGACAGGCACTTACCTCAACCAGCCTGGTGGACATTACGGGCCTGACATTCTCTTTGGTTTCCGGAACCTATATTTTTGATTCCTGGATTTACGGACAGGTGACTTCCGGCACGGCAGGCGTCCAGATGGGAATCAATATGAGCGCCAATTTCACTTCCGCCGATTTTCTGGTGACCGGCCAGGGAGCCACTGCGACCGCCCAGGTAGCTCCTGTCAGGGGAACCGCTAACAACACGGCTGTTTCCCCGGTTCTTCTGGCGGCAGCCACCACAGAAGGCTGGATTCACGTTTTTGGACAGATAGTCGTTGGCGGAGCAGGAACCTTCTCGATTCGCGCTCTAAAAGTAACCAGCCAGACATTTACTGTTCGCGCTGGCGGCTTTTGCCGGGTATTTAAGACGTCATGATCTCCATAATTATTCCAACCTGCAAGAGCGCGAACCTGATTCCCTGCCTGGAATCAATCCGGAAATACACCGAGCTGGCAGGGGATGTGGAAATCATTGTTGTGATGAATGGCTACGACCATGTGAAGTTTGAAGCACCCGAGCACATTAAAATCGTCTGGTTCGATCAGATGATCGGTTACCCCGCGGCGTGCAACGCCGGGATCAGAGCTTCCACAGGGGATTTCATCGTGCTCTTGAATGACGACACTGAGCTTCTTCCCCAGCAGCCTAACCAGTGGCTGGACATCCTTTCTGCTCCGTTCAGTGATCCTGAAATGGCGATCACCGGGCCATGGATGATGCACAACACCGAGATCAATAAGGATTTTCTCTGTTTCTTCTGCTGTATGATCCGGAAAAGCGCCCTGGATAAGATCGGATTGCTCGATGAAGCCTTTGGGGCTGGTTACGCCGAAGATGTGGACTTGTGCTGCCGGGCCATCGCCTCCGGCTACCGGATAGCGCAGGTCCCAAACGATGGGAAGGTGCCATACGACGGGCGAATCGGTGTTGGTGCCTTTCCCATCTATCACCAGGGCAACCAGACTTTCCAGAACTGGCCTGGGGGTCACGAACTCATGGCGAAGAATCATGCCATACTGCGCGCCCGATACAGCGGCGTCACCATTGAGAATGCCAAAAAGCTAGGTGAATGGATGAGCGATGAAGAGCTGCTGTGGCTGGCACGACGAGCCAAGGAATCAAAAGTGTTCGTCGAGCTGGGTTCCTGGTTCGGTAAAAGCTCCACCGCTATTGCCGATAATCTCCCAGAAGACGGCATCCTGTATTGCATCGACACCTGGCAAGGCAGCAAGTCCGAGCAGGACACTAATCATGTTCAGGCCCGTGATCTGGATGGTGATTTCGCGTTTAACGAATTTTTGAAAAACCTTTGGCGGCATGTAGAGACCGGAAAGCTCAGACCCATCAGGATGCATGGAGTGCATGCCGCCAAACTCCTTCAAGACCTGGGCGTCAAAGCCGACACCATTTTCATCGACGCCGGTCACACCAGGGAGGAAGCCAAAGAAGACGTCCTCGCTCTCGCGCCATTGATGCGTGAAGGCACAAAGGAGAACCCCTGGGGCGCAATCATCTGCGGCCACGATTACCACCAACCAGCGTGGCCCGGAGTAACCGAAGCCGTCGAAGAAATCTTCGGAGGCAATTTCTCTCAGGTTCCCAACACCAATATCTGGGCCACGGACTGCAACCCGCTGAATCTCGCTCCACCAGCGCCGCGCGCGCCGCGCGGCAACATCTATGAGTGCATCATGTTCAACAACGAGTTCGACATGCTGGAGTGGCAATTTACCCGAATGTGGGATGTGGTTGATCGCTTCGTGATCGTGGAAGCAACAGTGAACCACGCCGGGAAACCAAAGCCTCTTCATTTCAAAGAAAACATTGAACGGTTCTCAAAATATTTATCCAAAGTCAGCCATGTAGTCGTGGAAGATTGTCCTCCCATGAACGGCTCCGAGGTGAGCGCATGGGCGATCGAGCGCCACCAGCGGGACGGAATCATGCGGGCGCTGACCCAATGCAAAGAGAATGACGTTATCATCGTGGTTGATTGCGATGAGGTTCCCGATCCCGTGTCGGTCAAGAATTGGAACCCCGGGGATTCGATCGCAGCACTCCGGATGGACCTTTATTTGTACGATTACAAAGTGAAAGCTGTCGATCCATGGTTACATGCCAAGATCATGAGCTACGGGAAACTGTCCCATATCGGACCCAATGTGGCTCGATACATGGATGGAATTCCTCAAGTCGTTCCCGGGGGCGAGCACCTGAGCTACTTCGGCGGGATTGAAAAGATCGTTGAAAAGATTCACAACACAGCTCATCGCAACATTGATACCCCGGAGTTCTGTAACCACGATCACATCCGCCGGTGCATCGCTGATGGCGTGGACCTTTTCGGTCGCGACATTAAATACGAGGTGTTGGCATGAAGATACTGCTCTTTTTCTTGCTCTGTAGTTGTGCCCAGACACGCATCTATAGCGACGGAAAACTGGTCGCTGCCATTCAGGGAGATTGCACCAATGTAACCGTGACCTGGCCCGGTGGATCATTCCACGCTGATACCCTCAATCATTCCACTGCCACTGCGGCAGCTTACACTGGGGCAACCGCAGCGATCGGCGCAGTTGGAACAGCGGTAGTCTCTGGATTGATAGCTAAACCATGAAAAGACACTTAAAGAAATTGAACTGGCGCTCAGTGGGAGCCGCATTCTTTTCGTTCCTGTCGATGCTATCTGTGGCTTCATACCAGCTCGGAGATGTGGCCATTATCGTGCCTCCAAAATGGAAGGCGAACCTGTTCATCGTCAGCGCCAGTGCAGCGTTCCTGCTTAGAGTCTGGAATTCAATAAAGCAACCACTCGCACCATGAAAGTTACAGTCGGTATCCCAACAAAGGGCAGATACGACAAGCTGGTGCTGACCCTGCAGGCTTTGGCATTCCAGACGCACCAGGATATGCACATCATCATGATCGACGACACCGAACAGCCCACTGATCTGCGCACCATCCCAGCTTACCAGGCTGTCTTTGAATTATTCAATGCTCACAAGATCACGTTCCAACTTGAGTACGGCCAGAAGCGCGGGCAGCACATTTCTCACCAACGGATACAGGAGATGGCGCAAACGGATTGGATTTGGCGCATCGACGATGATGAGATTCCTGAACCGAGCGTTCTCTCAATTCTTCTTTCGGACGCCATTGTTGGGATGAACGTGGGAGCCGTTGGTGGCCTGGTTCTTTCTCCAAATCCAGCGTGGCTTCCAACGCTTCCAACGATTGTCCGGAGCAGCATTACTGACCCCAATCAGAATGTCCAATGGTTCAGGCACCCGGTGGAGCACACGTTTGAGGTGGATCACCTTCACTCCACTTTTTTGTATCGGCGCGGCCACGAGAAGTTCAATCCGTTTCTTTCTCCAGCCGCCCATCGTGAGGAAACTTTATTCAGTTACGGATTGAAGCGTCAAGGATTTCGTCTCTTGGTGGACACTTCTGCTGTCACCTGGCATTTCCGGGATATGTCCGGGGGAATTCGTTCCCACCGGAATCCCCAGTTTTGGGAGGATGACGAAAAGCTATTCTACTCCAAGCTCGCGGAGTGGGGCGTCACCGGGGACACCACAAAATACATCGTGCTTGACGCGGGACGCGGAGATCATGTGCTCGTAAAATCGCTCCTCCCGCGCCTGAAAAAGAAGTACCCGAAGATCGTAGCCGCCACATGCTACAAGGACATTTTTGACGGAGAAGTGGAACAGATTTCAGTCGCTGAAGCGCATCAGCGCCTCGGCAATCTGGACCGATTCAATGTCTATCGGTGGTGCCAGGAGCACCAATGGAGCGGTCCCCTGGTGGACGCTTATGCGGAAATGTTCGGTTTAACAAAGGAGTCAAAATGAAAGTCTGGAAGATAATGTACGGCAGCACAGTGGTGGGATTAGTGGTGGATAAAGACGGGTCGCACAGTGACGATGAGGCCCTGAACGCATGGAACAACGCAAATCCCAGCTATCAAGGGGAAAGCGCAGAGAGCGGTCCATTCATGGAGATATGAAAGACGGACTTTACCGAGTGACAACGAAATACCTCTGTGCTGGTTTCGTTATGAAAAACAACATAGTCACGCATTGCGCTCCAATCCTTCGCAAGCTGATTGACTACTGGAAAACGATCGCAATTCGGATCATGCCATGACGATTCTCTACGCACCATTTGCAGCAAAGCATCCCAGCTTAAACGGAACCGGGAATCCCAAAGATTACCCGTTTGCAAAAGAGCTGATTTCCTGGATAATTGGAAACCATAAGGTTATCCAGGTCGGCGGATCAGGTGACGAGCAAATGGTGCCAGACTTTAGGACAAACCTGTCGTTCGATCAGGTCGGAGAACTTATCTCCAACGCCGACACCGCCATCTGTGTCGATTCCTACCTGCAGCATCACTGCTGGTTTCTGAATAAGAAGGCCATTGTCCTCTGGGGTATTTCGGACCCTTTAATTTTCGGTCATTCACTCCACCTCAATCTCCTTAAAGACCGCTCGTTCCTACGCCCGAACCAGTTTGACCTGTACTACTCGAACCAGCACCGACCGGAAGCGTTCGTTAGCCCAGGGGAAGTCTTAAAGGCACTCGAAAAATGAAATGCCTGAAAATGTACACGGATGGCACATCAGGATACCAAGTAACGGTGTCCGCATTACCGTGGTGGTGTTGTGTATCAATGCGTTACTCTTTGTTGCAAACCTTTACCTGTCTAATGGATACGTTTCCAGGTCGACCTATGAAAAGGATTTAAGTGAGTCCAATGCTCGTCGAGAAAATCTTAACACTGAGCTCAGGAACATTGCCATCGAACTCCGGGGAATCAAAGATCACATGCTTGGTGATGAAAAACAGGACAAACGCATTGACGATCTGGAGATCAGGATGCGTGAGCTGGAGAAAAAGCGGTAATGGACTCCCAGGACGACAAAGCTACCTGCCTGGCCTTGGCAGAGAAAATCGAGCGCGATGTCCAGGTAGCAAAAACCCACAGGCGATGCAACACAGTTCTGTCAATCATTGCAGTCCTGTTACTGATCCACAACTGGTGGATGGGAGAAAGAATCGGTCGCCAGGTGAACGACGATTATGTTCTTTCAAAGGCAAATTCCGGTTCCCTGGTCAGGGTTCAAGTGAGGCAGGATATGTATCGCCAGCAATACCTGGATTACATCAAGGACACCATAGAGTTCATGCAGAAACTGCAGGACGAAAACTCCGATCCCGACAAGGTGAGACGTCGAGGAATCAGAGTTCCCAAGGCTCCGGTCCCTCGCCCTTTAGTGGAACCCACCAATGGCGATGTGACCCCCGAAGATTTGCAGCGGATTCCGCAGACCAAACCCGGGCCAACTCCAAGTCCGGTCGTGAAAACAAAAACTGTTGTGAAAATTAAGAAAATCAGAGTGAAACCCACCCCGAAACCATTTAAGGATTGGTTCAAAAATACCAGATGATTACCCAGCAATTAGACGACAAAATCCTGACACTGAAAAAGGAGCAGCTCACGCTCTCGTCCAATTACGAGCAGCTACAGGAGCGAATGAACCAGATGAGAATCAGGTTCGCTCAGATCACCGGAGGAGTTGCCGTTCTTGAGGAGCTGAAAAAGGAATTAAACGGATCGGAGCCACCACCGCCATGAGTTGCCAGGATTTTACCGCCACCAACCCGACTTGTCGCAGCGTTCAGTTGATTGAGCCGGACAACACTCTTCTTACTGCTGTCTCCTTTGGCGGCCTGGACCAATCGCTTGACGAAAGCGGCAGCACGCCTGTTCCCGTCGGTCCGATTGCCAGGCTGTTTGTTACTTTTGCCACCAAGAAAGCGAGCAGCAACTACCGGTTTGAATATCTCTACATCGACACTCTGGGGATCAATAACCCCGGGGCAATCCAGATTGTTCCTGTCGATACCAATGTGGAAGGTTTCCTGGTTGACCTGGCTGGGCTTCCACTGGCCGAAGGCTACGTCCTACGATGGCGGGTCATTGTCGTAGGGCAAGTGCCAATCGGAGAAGGGGTCACGACTCCTGAGAATCTCCGGCTCCGGCTTCCCCAGGCCAGAATTTTTACCGCAACCTTCGTCTTCCCGCGCACCACCGTTGATTACGGATTTACCGAGCTGCGCGTGGAAAATCTTATCACCGCTCCCGATTCACAGCGGGTAATCAACGCGCAAGTGGTGGAGAAGACCACCATTGATTTCACCGTCGGCCTCAATCCCCTTCCGGACAATGATGACTATTTCCTAGTGGCACGAACTCCATGATTAACGCAATCGACAACGGACTTCTGGTCACGGACCTGGATGCGAATCATCAGCAGATAACGAATCTTGCTCACATCACCCCTGTCCCGGATGGCATCGTTTCCAGTGACGATCCGCGCCTGACCGATCCACGGGCGGTCCTGGATGGAACCGTAACCGACGCAAGCGTCGCAGATGACGCTGCAATCGACCAGGCCAAGATCAATCTCAATGGTGATATTCCCATTTCGTGGTTAGGGCTGGACGCGACTCACGCCGCCCCAGGAGACCTGGTTGAGTATCTTTCCAATAAAGGAATTGCGGACGGATACGCCGGTCTTGATGGATCGGGGAAAGTTCCTGCTGCACAACTTCCCGATGACATTGGGACCGGCACCGTAACCTCAGTGGACCTGGTGATGCCAGCAGGTTTCACGGTGGCTGGTAACCCGGTCACGACCGCTGGGGTAATCACCGTGGACTGGGCGAACGTGTCTGACGGAACGTGGTTCGGGAATGGCTCAGGCGTTTCCGCTGTCCCAACATTTAACACCGGGCCAATCACATCCAGCATGGTGCCGCCTCTTCCCGCGTCCAAGATCGTCACGGGCACCATTGATCCGGCCAGACTGCCAATAGCCGCCGGGGTTGGGCCGACTTCTTCCTCTGGGGCTGTTCCCGATCCGGGAGCAGTTGGTAATCCCCTGGATTATCTGGGCCGGGATATGCTTTACCATGCTGTCCCCAGTATCGGGCCGAGTTACCAGCCAAAGGTGGACAGCCCGGTGATTTTCGTCATAGGCACGGGTCCATCGGTGATTGCAACAATTTCCTGTGCCCTTATCGGGGTATCCCTTTTTTATCAACTCACCGGCATGACGGATTACGTGCCTCTTGTTGCCACCTCCAGTC